CAACGCCGCGGCCGTTTGGGGCGATGACAGCCAAGTGGTTGAGATATCGGCTCGCAAGGAGTGGGCCGCCATTATTGACCGTAAGGACAAGACCTGCGAGGCGCCGGGCCTCTCTGTGATCCTTGAGGTCTGGGAGTGAGCCGCAAATGGTCAATAACAGAGGGCGACTGCCTCGAGGTTATGCGGGCGATGCCTGACAGCTCCATAGACGCAGTGGTGACCGATCCCCCATACGGGATCGGCTTCATGGGCAAAGACTGGGACTGTGCGGTCCCCGGCGAGGGCTTCGCCCGAGAGGCGCTTCGTGTGCTCAAGCCGGGCGGGCATTTGATCGCGTTCGCTGCTACTCGCACCGTTCACCGGCTGGCGGTTGCCGTTGAGGACGCTGGGTTTGAACTGCGAGACCAGATCGCTTGGGTCCAGTGGCAGGGGTTCCCCAAGTCTCACGATGTCAGCAAAGCGATCGACGCGGCGGCGGGAGTTGAGCGTGAGGTGGTAGGGCGCCAGAAATTGACAGGCACAGCGCGGAGGGGCGTTGACGGTTCGTCTCACGGGGCAGCAAGGACAAATGCCGCCGACCACAAAGAGCGGCTACCGACAACTATTAACCTAACCGCGCCAGCCACCGAAGATGCCAAGCGATGGCAGGGCTGGGGCACCGCACTCAAGCCGGCCTATGAGCCAGCGATCCTTGCACGCAAACCTCTCGAGGGAACGGTAGCGGCCAATGTGCTCAAGTGGGGCACCGGGGCGATCAACGTTGACGGCTGCCGGTATGCCCCAGGAGACGAGGCTTGGCCGGGGCCGCAAGATAACGACGACACAAGACGCAACGCCAGGGGCGGCGACAATGGGCTGGGGGGATCGTCTACTTTTAAGATTCGGGCCCGGCTGGCATCTGAACAACCCGTGACGGCCGGACGCTGGCCCGCCAACTTGTATCACTGCCCCAAGCCGTCTCGAGGCGAGCGCCAAGAGGACAACGATCACCCAACGGTCAAGCCGGTGGGCATTATGCAATGGCTGTGCCGCATGATAACGCCGCCCGGCGGTGTGGTATTGGACCCGTTCGCCGGCTCGGGTACCACCGGGATCGCCGCGTGTAGAGAGGGGCTTGATTTCATCGGGATCGAGCAGGAGGCGGACTATTGCGAGATAGCGCGGCGGCGAATCCATGCGGATAATCCCATGTTCAACCGGGCGGGCAAGTGAGCGCCCAAGCTTCTCTATTCCCCGCGCGTGTGGTGGTAGTGCCCAGCCGCGATGAGCTGCCGTACCCGTGGCGGCTGTGGCCCGAGCCCATCGCCGTGTGCTGTGGGTGTGGGGTGATACACCCGGAGTGGTCTGTAAGACCCGAGGCCGAAGAGCACCCAAACCACCACGGCGAAGGATGCACGGGGCAAGACTACCGGATTTGGGGGGGCGAATGATTAGAGTATTTCCACGCCGAACGAGCCACACGCCCAAGGACCGCCGCGCATTTGTGGGCGACCCGCCCCTATTCCGGCCCAAGGGCGAAGAGGTCCATATTTCGGTTGCCTTTACGTGGGACTTGCCAGAGGCCGAACGGTTGAAGAAGGCGTGGTCGTCGCTTTACCCCACCGTGAAGATCGGCGGGCCAGCGCTGGGCAATGAGACGGGCGTAAATTTTGTGCCTGGACGGTACATTAAGGAGGGCGTGACGTTTACGACGCGCGGTTGCGATCGCAAATGTCCATGGTGCTTGGTACCGCAACGAGAGGGCCGCTTGGTTGAGATTGCGGATTACCCGCCCGGTTGGATCATTCAAGACAACAACTTTTTGCAGGGATCCAAGGAGCACCAGGCCGGCGTGTTTCAAATGTTGCGCGGTCTAGAGAAAAACCCCGCGTTCAAGGCCACACGCGGTGTTGAATTTGCCGGCGGGATTGATTGCCGGCTCGTTACTCCGTGGTTTGCAGAACAGCTAGAAACGATCCGGCTGTATCAAGTATTTTTAGCAGCAGATACAGAGGGATCGATCCGCCAACTTGAGCGGGCCCGCCACACGTTATCAAATCTGACGCGCCACAAATTACGGGTGTACACGCTGATTGGCTACGGAAAAGATACGATCCCTAAGGCGATCAAGCGGCTAGAACGTGTGTGGAATTTGGGGTGTATCCCGCATGCCCAGCTGTACCAGCCAGATAATAATTGGATCAAATACTCGAGGGAATGGCGGTTGCTCGCGCGTACGTTTAGCCGGCCGGCGGCGATCTATGCGTACATGCAGGCGGGAAAAATCGCACAGGATATTACGCCGCTTCCTATGGGTCGCTTGTGGGACTGATCCGACGCTGGGAGCCGGAGCGCCGCGGCAAGCTGGGCGGCTGGTTGCGCTACATCCGCGATACCCACCGGCCCAAGACACCGGCGGATCTGTTGGCCATTGCCGATCGTGAGGCCGCTACGGAGGTCCACACCGGAGGCGAGCATGCCGAGCTGGGCGAACTGATGCTAGAGGCCGCAGACGATTGGGATGGGCTGATGACGGCCGCCCGGTCTCTTATCGTGGTTCCACAGCGGCTACGCGTGATCATACGTCTCCGGTTCTGTGGTCCGGGCGGCCCCCCTAATTATATCGTAGTGGAGGCTGGCGAGGTGGTAGAAGCCGTGCACCTATCCGAGCTGGGCGGTGAACACCGGCAAGCGCTCAACCGCGCCCAGAAACGCGCCGGATCTGATTTGCTCGTACCCTTCCGCCGCGGCGGCTTCGTCCATTGGGGCATACTTGGTCAAGACCTCGAAGCGTTATGATGGCCCGCGAGGTGCCCTATGCTTTTTCTCCCCCTTCTCTTTTCATGCCACAGCGAAGAGCCGCCGGCCGAGCCGGCCCAGACCATTGGCGACCTAGCCGATCGGTTAGACGCCGCCGATAGTGGCCCGGCCTCTTTGCTGTTCGTCGTCGCCGCCAGCTCGGCAACGGTAGCTAAGACCGAAGACGGGCACACCCTATCGTTTGAGCTATCGGCGTTGACCTCTTCGATCGCGTTTACAGACCGGCCACAGCGCCGCGCGTTTGATTTGACGATACCCACACTGGCTACGCTATGGGGCGAAGGTGACAACAGCTTTGCAGACGACCCGCCCAACGCGGTCCTAAAGGACAGCGGATCGAAGGCCGCGGTAACCGAGATAATCGGGCTAAGCGTGGACGGTGGTACCGTTACATTCCAGCTCGATCGGCTCGATTACCGAAGCGTGGACACAGGCGATCCCCTCGTGGGCAAGGTGGGCGGGCCTACGCTGGTGATAGACAGTCTAATAACGGTAGCCGGTGTGGCCGGTGTTCTACGCACCGCCGCTTCGGGCTGTGCCGAGGTCGACTGCTACCTATGGCCCTTGGGCGGCTAGTACTCAAACCAGTAACGGCCCGCCGGCTCGAGTATGCCTACGCTGTGCTTGGCTCTGGTGAGCGCCACGTAGGCGATCCGGTTTTCAGCTTCGAAGCTACCGGCGCGGCGTTCCATTTCGACCACTTTGGGCAACGACGGACACAGGATCACCCGGTCGGCTTCGCGGCCCTTTACGCCGTGCACTGTGGATAACCTCACTTGTGGTCGAGGGATTTTCCCATAGCTTGCCCACAGCTCGCGATAATAGAGCCGATCCATGGGCGCCACCTTGGACAGCGGTTCAATGTGATCTTGCGTCAACGCTTGGGCCAGTGGGTCAAGGCCGAGGCCTACCAAGTCGGAGCGGCTAACGTCTCCGGCGATGTCGTTTATCCGTGTCTTGACTCCCCAAGGACACAGAGCACCGGGCCGGCGCGAGCTCGGCAGCATGTCAAGCACAGCGGATAGCTCGGCGGCGTCCACCGCTTCCCCTTGGGCCATGAGCGCCGCGGCCTCGATAGCGCGGAGCGTCTTCGGCCGGCCTAGTGGATTGGGCCCACTGCCACGCTCTGTAATGTATGGCGTTCGCGCGTCGTGCAGCATGCCGGCAATGTGGCCCACCGCGTAACGGGTGCGGGCGACACAGAGTGTTCCCTCTTCGGCGTAGCGGCCTATCTCGGCGCGGCGTAGCCACCCGATCGATCCCTCTTCGTCTGTTGGGCGGTAGGTCTTAGATACCCGCTCGTGGTTGCGTTCTATGATCGCTTGGGCCCGCTTGTGGATAGCCTTTGGTACTCGCCAGCTTTGCTCCAGGATCTGTGTGGGCCACCTCTTCGCTAGCCACAACAGCCAGTCCGGCGAACTACCGGCGAACCCATAGATCGCTTGGTCGTCGTCGCCAGCTACCACGACCTCCACTGTCCCCGGCGCGTCTATCGTGGGGGCCATGGCGGCGATCTGTAGCGGGCTAAGGTCCTGGGCTTCGTCAATGATTAGATGCGACACAGGGAGCCGTATCCCTTGCCGGATCGCTGTCTCGAGGATCGACGTGTAATCAAATTTCTCGATGTCCTCGAGCCACGATCGGTAGCGCCGGGCGAACACGATAAAGGCCCGGCGATCGTGGTAGTGCTCGATTTGGTCTGCGGTTTCTTCGTCCGTCTGGCATTTGGCCCGGCCCAGCTCGAGCCACGCCAGTAGCCGGCCGTCGTCTGTGTCCGGCTGCGGCGTGGGATCGTCTTCGAGGTCTACAGCTCCACCGGTCAAGCGGTAACCGAAGGCCTTCGAAAAATCCGATAGATCTTTGTCTGTGACGTATTGGCTACGCGACAAGGACATCGCGCGAGCCATGGCGCTGTGA